GATTGCTGAACTGGAAGATGTGCTGGTGGTCCTCAAGAAATAAATTCATGCGTTTGAATACTTCCAGTTTTCAGAAGCTTGCGATATATTCTTGAGCGTTCTTCGAGAAGAGGAACGAGTTTCACGCCTAGTCGGGGCGTAGCGCAGTCCGGTAGCGCACTAGCATGGGGTGCTAGGGGTCGAGTGTTCGAATCACTCCGTCCCGACCATATTTATCAGTAACTTAGCCGAACTCTAGCCAGTTCGGCTTTTTTACGCGTAGGGACTTTTGCGGGGGATCATCCTGTTTTTCTCCTGAGAATGGTCAGTGCAGGTCCACGTGAATCCGTGGTCGATGCTTTGTTTGCCGCGTCGATCAGTTGCCCAAGCTCTGCGGTAGAATAGTGGCTCGTAATGCTGCCGTTCTTGTGGCCCAGTAAAGCTTTGCGATCTTCCTCGGTCACGCCTGCTGCACGTAGCCTTCTGCCAAAGGTGTGCTTCAGGTCGTGAACCCTGATCGACACGAACCCAGGTAACGCCGGCCGGAGGTACTTCTCCTGCCAGATTTTACCGGCGCGGATCCGTGCCTTCTTCCAAGCCGAATCGTTCATCCTGTGCATTGCGGTGCCGTCGTAAGGAAAAACCCATTCCTTGCTCAAGCCGCGTTGCCGATCGATCACCGACTTTGCCACTCCATTCAGCACTATCAGGCGGTCCTCGCCATTCTTCACGCCCGACGACGCTTTCCGCCCCCCGAAACTGTGAGGGATCAGGAACACGCTGGTTTCAAGCTCGGGCACGTAGATCTCCCAATCCCAACGCAGTTTGCAAACTTCCTGCTCCCGGGTGCCTGTGTTCACCTTGAACAACGCCATCCGCTGCAAGTGCGCCGGCAGTTCAGCAAACAGCACTGACTGTTCTTCCCACGAAAGCGGGTAGGGCTTCCGGCTGGTAGTCTTCTCGTCCAGCATACTGATCATCGGCACCGACTCGAGCCAGGGCCTTTTCTCAGCGTCCCGCCACTTCCTGTGGCACAGGTTCAGAATCCGAACGACGCGTTGCAGAGCAATGTTCACTGTTCTGTTAGACACGCCCGGCTTTACCTTTCCGGTCGAAGTCTTTCCCGGCTTCTTCCGATCCTTGATGAATTGCGCCAGCGTCCCGTCGTCGACGTGAGTTATGGGCAAGTCGCCAATATACGGGTCGAGCTGTTCCAGGTGAGACGCAGACAGCCCAATTGATGACTGCGCCTGAAACTCCACCAGAAACCGTGTCGCCGCCTCGCGCCAGGTTCGCACCTGGCGCACACCGTAAACCGATTCCTGCCGCAGCTTTTCAAGCCGATGAATCAGGTACTGCTCGGCTTCTTCCCTTTCACTCGATCCAGTGCTTTCTTGAAGTCGCTTACCTCTGACGACTTTGTCGATGTGCCAAATGCCGTTCCTCTCGTAGAGGCCAGACATGGTTTTTCGCGCCATTTATTAACTCCTTGGCGCCCACTGCGGGGCGGATTGTTGTCCTCATTGCTCGCTTTTTCAATTGCCATCGACTCGATGTAGGCGTCTGCCCATGCGTCCAGCTCATGCCGATCAAAGGCTACGCCCTGTTTTCCGATAGGGAATTCCCTGACGTGGGGGCGGACCGTGTTCTTGAATTCGGCGCGGCACATGCCGAGATATGCAGGGGCATCCATCGCCCGGATGAAGCGTGGCGGGGTCTCTGCGACCGTCGCTGCTCTTGTGTTGGCCATAGGACTTCCTCGCCACGCCTTTGCAGGGGTGGACTAAGTTGGGGATACGACTGGGCGCCTGGCTTATTGCGCGAGAGGTGGGTTCGAGACGAAGATGAGCGAATTAGTCGTGACGTAAGGAAGCAACAATGGCTGGGAACGTGGACAGTGTGGGTGCCGACAGCGGTGCTAGGTACATGGCATTCGGAGACGACAGCCAATACGAAGGGGTTTTAGTTTTCGCATTCATAATATTTAAAAGGACTCGGCTAAAAACCATTATTAGGGAGTTTGAGGAAGTAAGGAAAAGGTTTAAATTTCCCGAGGGTGTGGGGATCCATTGTCGTGAACTTTTCAGTGGGCAGCGTAGGGATAAGTTGGGGTTGAGCCACTTATCAAGGGAAGACATAACTTCAATACTTTCTAACCTGATCACGATAATAAACCGCAATGAAGCAGGTTTAAGGTTTGCTTATGCACTAGAGGACAAGGTCAAACATATGTTTGATGAGCCGCTGATGTTTGAATCGCCGGACGGTGGTCCGAATATCCAAATGCCGGCTAAATATGATCCGAAAGGTGTTCTCGGAAAGCTAGCACAAGCCTGCTTTGTCGTCAGGCCAGACGGCGCTCACGGCCCGCAGGCCAAGGATTGTCAGATTCACATAGCTCCCGACCCTACTCCAGTGAAGTTTCTCGGAGAACGAAAACAGCAGGCTCACTATCTAACCTCTGGGTTCAACGATATTCACCCTGAACCTGGAAGGGTATATTCGGTTGATCCTTTAATTGGTGATGGGGGATATCCTCAGTTACTGCAAATAGCAGATGTTCTTGCTTATATTTGTGCTCATGCGATGCATCCTGATGATGATAAGAGGAAATATCTAAACCTATATATGAATATAAAAATTCGAGTTAGGTCAGTTTTTGGTGGAGACGATCAACCTTAGGCTTCAATTGGTCCGTGGACTATCTTAGTTGCACGGACGTTGTCACGGCGCCCCCTTCAGCACATCAATGATGATCTTCACGCCACTGGCCACGCTGGATGGCCGCTGTGCGGCGTACCTGGTCAAGTCGGCAATGGCCTTTGTCCGCACGGGTTGACGTCGGATGGCAGCGCCAAGGGCGCGAACGTGCTCAAGGGCATACCGCTTGCCCTCCAGTTCCATCACCCGGTTGATCGGGCCGGTGATGACCAGCTCGGGGAGTGGCGGGTTCGCCAGGATCGGCGGGAGTAGGGCAGGCGCTGGCGTTTCGCGGGCACGGTCAAGCGCCCGCTGTGCGATTGGGTTCATAGGATTACCTCGCCGGCTGGCGTGATTTTGAATTGTGGGGTAGGTTCATCGCTCGAAAATCTGAGCAAAAGAGAAATGAGAGTTCGTACATCGCCACTGGAAAGGCTTGCAGTGGGTACCGCCACTGCTCTATTTGTTGCCGGGCTTTCAATTGGCTATTTTGTAGAGTCGATTTGGCTCAACCGATTTGGCTCATTGATTATTGTTGTTGGCGTAGTAATGGCCGCAATCAAGGTCTCCGATATTCTCAATCAGCAGATTGAGCAGTTTATGGCTCAAGGGCATCAAGAGCAGATGGAGCAGCTGGTGGACGCCAATCGCTCATTCCTAGGTGGAGAGCTTCCTCCAGGATTCAAGGAAAAGCTTGAGCGCGATGTAACGAGCAAGATCCGCGAAACATTCGCAACGTATAAACAAAAACGTCTCGATAGGGTTAAGCGAGTAGAGATTGGAGTTCTCGTATTCGGAACCCTCACAAATGGCTTCGGCGACTATCTACTGAGCTTTTTCAAAGCCGCGGCTATCTGCATTTGCGCAAACTGAGTTGCTGTTTGAGAGCTTAGTGAAAGCGGGTCAGTCACCACAAAAGCACGCTATGGCCTCCTCGTGGTCGGAGAACATGTCGAATTGCGTATCTGAGTAGTCAATCATTTGTTGATAGCTGGGGCGGTCACTGCGGAACCGAGCGCCGTCACCAGCGTACTTGCCGCCTGATACCACTTCGCTTTCCATTCGTGCCCACCAGACTGCCTTGGGGCGGTCGCTGGCGATAATTGAATAGACCTGTTTTGCGCCTTTGAGAAAGCACAGGTCACAGTTGCCCTCCAGCGTTCTGCCGTTAATCGTCGGTAGCATCAGGTCGAACGGCTGGGCGGCCCAGAAGTCCGTCACGTCCTGGACGCCAACCCCGGCATCAGCCAAGGGCATGGCCATCGATGCCCATTTACTTTCGGTGGTGCTTTTTCGGGTCCGTATCTTTGCTACCCGGCGCGGCTCGTCAGCGCGGATGCCGGTCATCATGTCCACCGGCGCTTCCTCGGTCGAAAGGCCCTGGCTGCGCAAGTACTTGTGGATGATCCTGATCTTGAGGTCGATGGTGCAGAACCTGGTCACCGGGTTGGGCAGGTATTTGCGTTTGCGGATCAGCGCTTCGAACGGTTCGCCCTGGCGGCTGGCGGTGGCGTAATCCACCACCGCGAATCCCGCATCGTCGTCGCGAAACTCCAGCCAGACAATAGGCGCCGCCCAGCACTCGGCACACTCCCGAACAAACTCCAGGGTGGCCGGGTGTTCCTTACCGGTGTTGGCAAAGGTGATGATTAGGTCGTCCAGATCGGTGTTGTTGTCAAGAACCTGGCGCAACATGTAGGCGCTGGTCCGACCGCCAGAGAAGCTGACGACCGTCTTCCCTCGAAGTCGGTAGTGGTTCATTCGGTTTCCTTTTCGGAGATTGGCAAAACGCTCGCAACGAAATGCCCGAGTCATTAACATCTCGGCATTATTCGATGGAGCGATCTGTATGAGATCAAGATCTGAAGTTGTTGGCTGGTTTGTAACGGGGATCTACTTGATCGGTGTTGTAGTACTCGTTTATTGGAAGCGAGATACGTTTCCCTCGTTAGGGTTAAACGAAATCGGCGACTTCCTAGCTGGCGCGTTTGGCCCTTTGGCTTTTTTATGGCTAATACTTGGATTCTTGCAGCAGGGCAGAGAATTGAACCTGAGTTCGAAAGCACTTCAGCTTCAAGCTGATGAGCTAAAAAATTCAGTAGAGCAACAAACCATCATGGCTCAGGCCGCATTGCAGCAAATCGATTCGCAGCGCTTATCGCTTGAGTTTCAGCAGCGCGAGTTTGAGCGATCTATCGCGCCTCTATTCAAATTCGACTCTGGTGCCAGGGGTGGTGGCCATGTCGGCAAGCCAGTGAAGTCAGTTTCACGTTTGATAAATTCTGGTCAGGAAGTTACTTCGGTCTTGGTGTTGTTTTATCCAGCTATCGGGGGCAACGAACAGTTTGTTATTCCGACTGCTAAAGCTGGCAGCCATCAAGAGTTAGTTTTTAACTTTGAATGGCCGAGTGAAGACTTAACTGGGATCTGCACGCTTAGCTATATGCGTTCTGATGGCCGCCGTATAAGTGAGAATTTCACGTATAGCATCCCTGCTGAAAATCCATTTGTTCTCATAGAGCGTGTTTTGCCTGAAGGTTAAGCCACCTGAGCAGGTGGGTTCATTGCGAAGTAGATGCGGGCGCATGCCTCGGTGTCGGGCCGCGCGCGGTGGCCACCGACCAGCTCTTCACCGGTGAAATGCAACAGGGCCTCGGCCACGGTCGGGACCTTGAACTGTTTGCCGAAGCCGGCGCGGATCATCTTTTCTGTCGGCGGGCACTGAACGATGTTCTTGCTCGACTGGCAGGTGCAGTAGCCGGCGGTGGCCTTGAAAGCATCAGCCGCTTCCTTGCCCCGGTACCGAGACAGCGCGATGCGCATGATCCGGTCATCGAACTGGATGTTGTGGGCGATGCGCAGGCCGGCGCGGTCATGAATAGCCATGAAGCCGTCCAACGCTTCAGCCTCTGGGATACCCATGTCCATCGCCATTTCGGTGGTGATGCCGTGGATGACGGCGACCTCGTTCGGGATAACCCAACCATCAGGGCGCACCATCGCTTCGAAGGAATCGACCAGCGTACCGTCTGGGCTGTACGCCAGAATGCAGATGTCCACCAGGTGGGGCTGGCGCGGATCGTCGCTTGGCTCTTTGAACAGCGGGAGGCCGGTGGTTTCAGTGTCGTACGGGGTCAGCAGGTTCATGGGGCACTTTCCTTTAGGCGAAGAAAAGGCGCCCGAAGGCGCCGGCGGTGTTGCGGTGGGGTGGGTTAAACGACGTCTTCCAGCGAGGCGATGACCTTGTAGCTGTGCTCCAGGGAGGTCGCGCCCTCGGTGTCGAGCTGGATCACTTCGTTGTCGAGCAGACGCAGCAGCAGAACCATCACTTGGTCGCTATCAATGGCCAAGCGGCTTTGCACCCAGTGAGCTTTGAAAGGCTTGGTATTGGCCTTGAGGACGATCAGTTGGGCGGCGTCTTCGTAGGTGAATTCGCCGAACTCTTTTTCGAAAGCCGCGGTGTTCTGGCCAACGTCATGCACTTCATCGTCATCATTGAGCGACTGATCCAACACTGGGCGCAGCACTTCCCGGGCACCGTTGGTGTTCATGGCCGTCACGATGCCGGTCTGCTCCATGCCTTCAAGCATTCGCGCCGCGCGGTTGTATCCGATTTTCAGTTTGCGCTGGATGGCGGAAATGGAGGGGCGCCGCGTTTCCATCACGAAAGCTACGGCTTCCTGGTACAGAGGATCTTCACCTTCGCCGTCATGGTCTGGCAGTTCCTCGCCATCCGGCTCATCTGGCCCGGTGGTCTTCCCATCAAACAGGTTGCCGGTCAGGTTGCTGACGTGCAACGGCAGGTCTGGTTGGTCTCGGTCAGGCTGGATGAAGTCCAGGCCCTCGCTGTAGTCATCGGGCGCCATCACCAGCAGGCAAAGGTGGCCGGCGCTGTCGATCAGGTCGTGTCTGTTCGGGTCTTTGGCATCAACGATCGATGTCAGCGTCAGTTGCTTGGAGTTGAATTTGACCTCCTTCATCATCATCGGGATGGTCGTGACGTTGCGCGAACTGATGATTGCAATGGCGGTCATTACCGCCTCGGTCGCGGCCTCGGTGAGGCGGTCAATGACTTCCTGCTGCTGGCCTTCGTTTAGCTTGCCGTAGGGCGAGTGCAGGTTTTTCAGCTCGAACAGCCCTGCGCTGACCAGATCGTGCACAAGCAGTTCATGCGCAATCATCGATGGCGGGGTGTCCAGCCGCTTGGCGCGATCAATGATCGCCCTGTGTTCAGTCTTCATGGGTGACCCTCAGTGCTTGGCGATGCGCTCAAGCTTCGATTGTTGAGCCGGGCTCAGGTTGGTGTGGGCGCCGTAGCGCTTGAAGCTGGCGCGGATGTTTTCGACGAATTCCATTTCCCAGCCGCCGCTGGCGTGAAGCTCAGCGGAGACCAGGATCGCGGCGAACTCCTCGATGCTGTCGTAGATATCCAGAACGGATTGAGAAGCCATGGACGAGCCCCCCAAGTCAGGCTGCAGCCTGGTCGCTCTGCACTGCCTGGATGTGATGGACCAGGGCGGTGCAGATCCGTGGGAAGTCGCTGGCGCGATACAGCTGCGCACCCTGTTTGCGTTCCACCGCTTCGAAGCCCATGGAGCGCAGGAACTCGGCCGACAGCGTGAAGCCCAGGCGCGAGGTGATATCGCCCAGCTTGATGCGCTGGCCATCGTCTGCTGGTGTTTGGGTAATCGGCGCGACGGTGGCTGTTGCAACAACTGCGACCGGCGCCGGTTCGGTCACTTGAGCCGCGGGCTCTGGCTCAGCCACAGGCGTAACGGTCGCTACCGCCGCCTGCTTGGCGTCTTCCTGTGCTTTGAGTTCAGCCTGCTGCTGTTCGTGTTCACTGATCCGGACCTTAATCAGCGCCACCAGATCATCGTTGGCCTTGAGCACCAGCTCCTGCGCATCGTGGAACAGAAAGCCGTGCTTGATCGCCAGTTCGTTCAGGCTTTTCAGGTTCGTCCGGATCAAGTCAGCGATGCGGCTGGCCTCGATCTTGGCGCGGGCCAGCTCAGCGTCGGCGGCCTCCTTCAGGCTGTCGATGGTGCGTTTGCCTTTGATGACGCTAGCGAAGTCCGCCATCACCTTTGGCATCCGGATCCGGCTGTTCAGCGTTTCGTTGATCTGGTCGATGTGCGCCTGCAAGGCCTTCGCCGCATCCATGACGATATCGCTGCGGATAATGTCCTTGCGCGCCTTGATCAGCTTTTCCAGTTCCAGGCGCTTGCGCCGTGTCTCTGCCGCGATGTCATCGATCGCCTTGAACAGCACATCGATGCTTTCGGTCTGGCTCAGCGCATGCTCTTTGGCAGCCTTCAGCTTGTCCTCTACCTCACCGCACCACTTAACCGTTGCATCGGCGTCGGCGAAGTCCTTGTCGGTCGACAGCTCGGTGTTGATGTCGCTGATTACCGCCAGGGCGTGGGACTTGAAAGCGTCCAGATTACTGGCGGTGACCATGCCAGTTACGTCGATGCGCAGCGCCGGCAGTTGATCAGGTGCAGAACCGAGCACCTCAACTTTGGCTTGCTGGGGCACAAACTCGCCAAGGTCCTGTTCGAATTGGGCCCAGCCGGCGACCAGTTGCTCGCGACGACCAGGCACGGGGCTGTATTCCATGTGGGCGAATTTGTTGTTGGTGCCATCCGAGCAGACGAAAATCACGCGTTCGGCGCCGCTGACCAGCAGCTGCTGCTCAAGCTGCCAGTAGTAGTGCGGCTCCAGCTCGCCGGCGCGGATCTGTGCAACCACCTTCTCGTTCCACAGTTTGTGCTCGAACAGGACGTCACCCAGCATCGTGGCGCCGTCCATGGAGGCCAGCAGGTTGCCGCTGGTACCGACGATGGGGTAGAGCTCTTCGCCGATCATTTCCTCGACGAGGGGGCGGGCCATTTCCTCGGTGGCGTGGCCGCGGTCGAACGCGGCCTGTTGCTGCGGAGTGACGTCCGGAACAATGCCGGTTTTCTTCATGGCCAGCAGATCGTTGCGGGTCTGGAACTTCGAGGCACCCATCATCGCGGGCGCCTCCGAAGCGGTGAAGTAGCTGGAACGAAGGGCGTGCCACTCGGGCGTGCCCTGCTGGACGTTATGCACTTGCATCGGTGTGATCTCCTTCGATTGGCGCCAGGGCGTGGATACGCTCGATCTGCTCGGCGGTGAGGACGTACTTGCTGTTCAGGGTGCTCAGCAGGTGTTCAGGGCTGGTGCGGTTCTGGGCGATCATTCCGCGCCACTTGTCCGCGTTCTCTTCGAGCTTGCTGTCGGGATAAGCCGGCAACTGCTTTGGCTCCTCGGCCCTGCGGGCGTGGGTCTGGTTGAGCTCGCGCTCGGTCGGGATGTCTTGGACTTCCTCGGCCATTGGCATGCCGCGTAGCACGTCCGGGAACACGTCGCGCAGAGCGAAGGAGCGGGCACGCATCTGGCGCATGCGTTTCGGGTATTGGCTCCATGGGCCCTGTTTGCCCTTGAGGCCCGCCAGGCCGGCGTCGGTCATGCTGAACGTGCGGGACTGTTCTTCTTCGCCGACGCGTTTCACCCGGCAGGTTGCCGTTTCGCCGTCATCGGTCTCATACACGTACTCACACAGCGGCGAGCTGCGGACCAAGGCGATTACCGCGTCACCCCAGAGCGACGGGCGACCGTTGATGACCGCAATGCTTTGCATGGCCTGCATGGGCTGCAAACCCAGTTCCATGCCCCACTGGACAGCCACCAGGATGTTGGCCGGCTTGCGTTGGAAGTCCTTGGGGACGATGTCGGAGTTGGCGAGGTAGTCGGCGAACTTCAACGCCTCGTCGAGGTTCTGCGGCGCGAGACTGAATGTCTGCTTGATGGCTAATTCGGACACAAGAGTTTCCTTGCCGCGACGTGCGCAGCATTGAAATGGATGGAGTTATTGAGTGATCAGGCCGCCGATTGCGGGGCCCAGCAGGACGATGGTGAGGAACAGAAGGCCGACGGCGGCCGAGGTCCAGCGGATGGCGCGGCGCCGGGACCGCTGGCGAGAGGTCAACGCACTGCCCTCGCAATCAGCATCCCGCGAGCGGTTACATGGATGCGGACAGGCTTTGTCAGATCAGCGACCAAAAAAAAGCCCTGATTCTTCAGGGCTTCGTACAAGGCTTTGTGATTGGGGGCGAGGATCGCCACGCAGTTACCGTTCATGGGGTTCACTCAGGTAGTTGCGCCGGCGATCATGGATCAGCTGCAAGCGCTCAGTGTAGGTGGCTTCCTCCGCTGGGCTGATGATGCCCATCGTGCGGAAGATCAGAAGGGCAGTGTTCGCAGATGCCCTGACAGCAACAACGCTGCAGTCAGGGTCGATCATGCTTTTGATGTAGCCGTCGAGCATGCCGACTGCCAAGTCATGGTTGCCGGTGCTCATGCTGCCCACCGTTGCCGACGCCGCAGGGCGTCAATCTCGATCCACAAGGCCAGGTCGATCTGGTGACCGTACTGGTAGGCCAGCACCGGCAATTGCCAACCTGGCACATCCATGCGCACGCCGTCATCGTCGTAGCAGATGCCCGATACAACCTTGAACTCGAGTTCCCGGCAGCCCTGCGCATCCCAGTCACTGGACCAACTGCCGGGACAGGGCGGAGTGTTCTCGCAATGGGTTACCTCCACTTGGAGGACAAACCCCTCAACAACTATTTCGTGTTCCATGGTGCCTCCAAGCGGTGATTACTTCCGTCTGCCCACTCGGTGGAATGGGCAGAGGTGATGCAGTCAGCCTTCGCAACCCATCTGATAGTTGCTGCCGTGCTCTTTGCTGCAGAACGGCAACGACCGAGTGCGAACGTATTTCTTGTTGGTGCCTGGGTGAATTGCCCGATCAATGATTTCCCGATTCACGACGGGGTCCGCAGGCTTACCGCAGTAGGTGCACTTTGTTGTTGTCTCGGGTGTTTCGTTCATGGCTGTTGCTCCGGTTGTTTTCCCAATGCACCCGTCACCAGGTGCATCAGTGAAAGATTCCGGTGTAGCTGGCCGCTGTTACACGCCACCTGCGGACTGGGCGATTACTTGTTCGGGAGGCCTGAGGCCTCAACAGATCGCCACGCCATGTGGCTGCGATCTCTCCAGTCTTGGCGCTTTACGCTTCGCGCCTTGGGTGGAGGCCCCCCATCTGGTCCGTTGAGGCCGGGCCATTGCTGCCTGTGTTGCTGGCCGGTGGTGATCCGGCAAGAGGTGAAGCGGTGGATCTAAAGAGCGTTGGCTTTCGCTGGGCTTAAAATCTGCGCTAATCGCAGAACATGGATTGCATTATGCGCAGAATCATTTCTGCGTCAAGCGCAGATTTATAAATCGCAGACGAAAAAAAGCCCGGTGGTTAGCCGGGCTTTAAGGGGATGGGGTTGGGGGTTTGATGCTTATTAAGTCGCGTTTTGTACGAATGATGCCTTCGGTGTTACGTTTTCTTGCAAGGAAAAACCGCTGAAAGGGATTCGTACACCAGTCCGGACCCGTCTTTATTCCACTCTTCAGGGTTATTTCGAAGATATTTAAGAGTGATTGCGGCCAATTGGCCGTAAGTGGCATCACTTGGTAGGCAAAGGCCACTTCCGCGAAAGCTGTCTGCGATTCCCGCGACATATCCTAAAAAGAATCCGCTTTGGGTTTGCTCGAACTGATTACCCGTTTCAATCAGTTTTGCCCCGGATACTGCCCAGGCAGATTGAGCGCTTAGACAGCCAGCAAACAGGATTACTTGCGCAAGTCCTTTCATAGAAATTATCCCTAAGTGTTACAAAACCTATAGGCCGGTCATTTTTGTATCGATGACACGTCCGATAAATTTGCATTCCCCGTTGATCTGGATGGTTCGATAGGCCGTGTTTAGGGGGCGCAAGTACTTCAGGCCTGCATCCTCTATGTACTGTTTGAACGTGCTTTCGCCGCTGTCGAGCATTTTAACGACGTAATATTTTCCGCTTATCAGATCGGCTTCTGGCATTACGAGAATTCGTGATCCCTCCGGAAAGCTTGGGTTCCCGGCGCATGTCATTGAGTCGCCTCGGACCGTCAGCCAGAAACCGTGTTCGCCCGCATTTTCGGTTGAGGAAATCCATTCATCCGCATCACCTGGATGGAAGTTGTCGCAGGACTCCGCCCATTCGCCAGCAATCACCCAACTGATCAACGGATATTCTTTAGAGGCCCGGCTCGGTTGCAGGGCCATCTGCACATTCGACATTCCCGCGTCTTGAGGACTCAGCTTTATCCCCAAAATGCTCATGATCTGCTTGAGCTTTTCCGGTGTGGTGCTTTGTAGTCCACGTTCCAGGCGTGAAAGGTTCCCAGAGTCTGAGTCGACCTGGTGTGCCAGTTCTTCGAGGGAAAGCTTTTTGGCTTTCCGCGCGTTTCTGATGATCTGTCCAATATCCATAAACGCAATATTCCCGGCTTACTGCGTTCTACGCAAAGCGCATAACGCAGAATTTGATTGCATTAAATCTGCGCCAATCGCAGAATCTCCCTGAAATCAACTCAGGGCATTGCCATGACTCCCTTAAAACAAGCTCGCATCCTGCGTCGCTGGACTCTCGCTGATGTCTCGGCGCGTCTCGCCCAGCTCGGCGACCAGGTCGACACCGGCAACCTTTCCCGCATTGAGCGAGGCGCCCAGCGTGCCTCGACCTCTCTCGCGGAAAGCCTTTGCAAGGTGTTCAACATCGACATTCAGGAAGGCCAGGAAGGGCTAACTGAGATTCACATCCTGTATCCGGAGCGCTTTCCTGACTCCGATGAAGCGGCGGCCTGATCATGTCGAGCCCATTGAACCAAGAGCAGACCGTAAGGGCCCGCAAGAACTACATCGTTCTCATGCAGAGCCTTGCATCGATCGGCAACGCCCCCGTCGCACTTGCAGTGGGTTGCGACGAGGCAACGATCAGCCGCATGAAGCCGGAGAAGTTTGAGCAGTTCTGCCAGATCCTGGCGGTGCTGGGGCTGAAGATCGTCCCAAACGATATGCGCTGCTTTAACCAGCGCGATATCGAGGCGATTTTTCATCAGGCCAAGCGCTGGATGGAGCATGTGCAGCACGTCGACCAACTGGAGGAGGACTGACCATGGCAGCTCTCCCATACATGCAGCTCTACGTCGCTGACTACCTCGCCGACACCATGCATCTCACCACCGAGGAGCACGGGGCTTACCTGTTGCTGATCTTCAACTACTGGCAGACCGGTAAGCCGATCCCAGTATCCCGACTCGCCCGTATTACGCGACTTCCGAACGACCGTTGGACGGACGTTGAACGCTCGTTAGCCGAGTTTTTCAACGAGCGTGGTAACGAGTGGGTGCACGACCGAATTGAACGAGATTTGGAAGCGGTTCACGCAACACAGGAACAACGAATTGCAGCAGGAAAGGCGTCTGCCGAGGCTCGCAAGCAGGCTGCAAAGGCCCGACCGGCAAAGGCTCGCAACGCTCGTTCAACGCCCGTTGAAAAACCGTTGAACGAAAACTCAACGAATAAAGAAGAGAAGAGAGGAGAAGAGATAAAAGAAACACCACCACCTATACGCACGCAAGAATTTGACTCTCGCAACAAATTCGCAATGACCAAGGATTGGCAACCCGACGAGGACACATTCGCCGCGGTGCTGACCATGAATGCCCTCGGCGGCCAGGTCTTCGAGCAAGACCAATTCCTCGAATTCAAATCCTTCTGGATTGCATCCCCTGACGATCACCGGACCCAGGCCAAGTGGGAGCACGCGCTCGCCCAGCACCTGAAACGGAACCTGCGCAACGACCAAGCTGCTGGGAGAAATACCGATGGACAGCAAAACCCCGAACTATCGCGAAATCCCCAAATCCATCAAGGCAGTGATTCCCAAGGTCGCCACCACAGATCTGCTCGCCCGGGCCCCCTCTCTGCTCCAGACCGTGTCCGAGCCGCAATCGCCGAGCGAGATGCTGTCGCAGCGGCTGCTGGATCAGCTGTGGGTCAAGATGGCTGAGTTCTACGGCCACCGCTGGACGTCGAGCTTTGGCGTGATCGCTGATCCCGAACACACCTGGGCCAAGGTCCTTTCCGGTGTCACCGGTGCACAGCTCGCCAACGGCCTGCATGCACTGATCGAGCGCAGCGCCGAATTTGACTGGCCGCCACCTGCGAACGTTTTCCTGTCGCTGTGTCAGCAGGTGAAAGGGTTGCCATCAGAGGCCCAAGCCTGGGACGAAGCGCGTTCAGGTCAGTACAGCCATAAGGCCGTGCAAATTGCCGCCGAAGCCACCAGTACGTTCGACCTGCACGCTGGATCGAGCAAAGACAAGGCGCTGCGCCAGCGCTTCGAACGCAACTACGCCATCGTCATGCGCCGCGCACAGACCGGCCAGCCGCTTGAAGGCCGTATTGCCAAGGGCATTGGCAGCGACAGCATGCGACCACGTGAGCAGGTCCAGATCGAGCACTCCCGCAAGGAAGCCGAAGCACTGGTCATTGCCCAGGGCATCCCGGCAAACCCTCAATCTGCCCGCGCCATGTTGCTGGCAAAACTCGGTATCCGGAGAGAAGACCATGCTTGATCAAAGGCCCGTTTCGTTCGTGGTACCGGGCGAAGCCGTGGGGAAGGGCAGACCACGCGTCAGCACCATCGGTGGGCATGCACGCATGTTCACGCCTACCAAGACCGCCAATTACGAAACGCTGATTTCCATGGCAGCACAGCAAGCCATGAACGGACGCGATCTGTTCGCCGGACCCGTCATGGTGGAAATGAAAATCATCGTATCGGTAGCAGCGTCCTGGTCGAAGAAGAAAACCGCCGAGGCCCTGCAAGGGCTGGTGATGCCAACCAAGAAGCCCGACGCGGACAACGTCCTGAAAGCGATCTGCGACGGAATCAACGGCATCGTTTTCAAGGATGACGTCCAGGTGGTCAACGTCTCGCTGAGCAAGCGTTTCGGTGAAACCCCGGGCGTTCTCGTTCGTGTTGTGCCGCTTGAGGGGAAGCCGTCATGAAAATCATTCTTCTGCTCGGCGCCAGCGCGCTGATCACGCTCACCGTCGGGGCTTTCAAGCTCTACATGTCCGGTTTGCCGAACGTTTGCCACTGAAAAACCCTGGGGAGGGGAAATCATGAGAAAGCCAGTCATGCAATGGGCCTGCCGCGAGCTGGTAGACGGCTGGGTGATGATCGGCGTCGACGTGGACCTGTCAGCACCAGGTGAGCCTGAGGCGCTGCTCGGATATCGCAGGGCGATTCATCCGTTCCAGTTCGACGAATCAGACAGTCCTGTTAAGGATTTCGAGTTTGTTATCGCTGAAATGACTTACCGCGTTACAAGGGGATTGGAAGGCGTGGGGGACGCGCAACCGAACTCTGCCTCGCGCGCGCACGCGTTTGGGGGCTGACCATGCTGGCCGTCGTCCAGCAGCGGATAGAACACCGGGTTGACTGGTTTCAGGTCATCACGGCCCTGTCGCGTACCGGCTATTCCCCGCAGTCGGTTGCTGACGTCATCGGAGTTGCACGCACCACGTTGTTGGGTTGGAAGCAGGGCGCTGAACCTCGCTACACGGAGGGCGAGCGCCTTGTGTTGTTCTGGTGCCAGATCACGGGGAACGACAGATCAAGACTGCCCATGGTCGCTAAAGGTGACTGGTGGGCTTACCACTCAGGCTGACCGGCACCGAAGTCGTTGTTTCGGCTCCCAATATGGGGATTGAGAAAAATCTGTGGCGTGTGTTGCATGTTGAGAAAGTGCGGTTATATTCGACATCACTGGACACATCACCAGTACCCGAAACCAATAAAAAACCCCCGACGCGCTAACGTCGAGGGTTTGGGAGAGGGGAACGGATAGACCAGTAACCCCTCCGGTGTACAGTTTGAAGTCTTGACGGTCTTCAACTCACACTTTGGCCTAGGGCCAAAGGTGTATGAACTGTATTTACGTAAATACGTAACGTCAATATACGCGTAAAAGATATGCCGTAAATTGACAATATATCGACCGGAGGTTCCTAAAATTATCGAAGGGAACCACGAATGAACGAACGCGATGCAGTGCTTGAGCTGTTAGATTCATTGGGAGACGCGACGGAGAAGGCCCAAGCTGTACTGGAGCTGTTGCGCAACAACGGCGGGTACAGTGATAACTTCTCGATCCCCCATCCGAATGTGTTGGGTGCTCTCTGGGTGTTGGATGATCAAATCAAACATATCCAGGGCCAAATCACCTGTTTCAGGTTTCCAGCCGCCAATGATGATTGATCAGTAACAGGAACCCCGCCACGGCGGGGTTTTTACTGCCTGCCAAATAGTCGGGAAACCGACACCGCGCCCAACCGATCCTTGCCTCGTCGAGTAACCCGACCCCGCCACCGTGCTGGGTCTTTCTTTCCGAGGTATCAAATGGCAGAGCCAAGCAGCGGGGCGGTATTGGCCGGCGCAGGGATCATTGGCGTCACCGCTGTGAGCTTGTGGCCCGGTGTCGACGTGAACGCGGTGGTGGGCGCGTTCGCTGGTGCAATGTTCTTCGTGGTCTTCGCTAAAGACCTCACCCCACTGGCCCGCTTGGGCTATTTCATCGCGTCATGGGTGGCCGGTTACTACGTTGCCAATGAGGCGGTCAGTCGCGAATGGGCCAAGACGTCCGGCCTTGTCGCATTCTTCGGCGCGCTGCTGATCGTAACGATCGGCATTGGCCTGTTGGTGTGGTTCAGCGGCGGCAAGATGCCCGGCTGGCTGCAATGGCTCGCTGACAGATTTGGATTCGGAGGTAGCCGCAATGGTTGATCCATGGACTCTCCTTGCAGGGGGCGTCTGTGGCGCCATCTGCATCCGTATCGCTTTCTACCGTCGTGCCGGCGCTCGCTACCGTGCCGGCGTGTCATGGATGGCC